AAAACAACTTTGACACATAACGAAATCTGGTCTTTGATTGACAAGCTCATGGGCGCTGCGGGCAAACTCAGCGATGTACAAGAGTTTGGTTGCACCCAGTTTGTCAGCGAGCAGATGAACGCGGCTAAACGAGACATTTTTAATGTCATCAGAACTTTAGATCCACGCGAATAATCAACCGGGGGCTTCGGCCCCCACTATCGGAGAGAATAAATGACAACATCACCCGCTTGGTCAATATATCGAGACGATCCAGTTGACCACGTCCTCAGAGTAACAACCCCCCAAGGCCATTACCACCAATGCGTTCATTGCAAGGGTCGCATCTTTACGTCTGACCATGACTGCCTTGAGCGATTCATAACCAACCACCAAGACTGTGAGGCAACGAAATGACTGACGCAGAACACCACCAGCAACAGTTAGAACAACAGGAACAAGAGGAAAAGATAACTATTCAGCACCTAGACCTGATTGCATATAAATGTCTAGGTGTAGCCCAAGCAGTTCGTGATTTAAGTTTTATGCGTGACCCGGAGTCGTTTGAGAAGTCGAGAGCCCGCTTAATCGAGCTGGCAACTGAGTTTGATAAAACAAGGAGAAAGTACGATGAGCAAAGCACCAAGCACTAAGATTGACAAAGTAGCGCACCACCTAGTTACCAAGAAAAAAATTACTAGCTGGGAGGCGATTCACTTGTACCGCGCTACACGCCTAGCCGACATTATTTTTAATTTGCGTAATGAGGGCTGGTTGATCAACACCGTAATGCTTCAGAGAGATAAAACCCGTTACGCAGAATATATTTTGATTAAGGCGGGAACCAAATGACTAAAGACGAATTTGGTGATTTAATAGGTGGCGCACTATTTGCGCTAGTAGCAATACTTGCAATGTTTATCTAAGGAGAATAACTTGAGTGCATATAGCAAACTGATGGATGCCCGAATAGCTTTACAAAACGCTAGTCTTAAAAAATCGGGCAAGAATACTTACGCTGGGTATTCGTACTTCGAGTTGGGTGACTTCCTACCCGCGATCCAATCTATCTTCCATGAGAAAAAGTTAGCTGGTGTTGTGTCCTTTGGGCTCGACCTTGCGACCCTGACCATTGTGGACTTAGAAGATGGCTCAGAGATAAAGATAACTAGCCCCATGTCCTCGGCAGCTCTCAAGGGTTGCCATGAGGTTCAAAACCTCGGTGCGGTTCAGACCTATATCCGCAGATACCTCTGGGTCTCAGCTCTGGAAATTGTCGAACACGATGCAATTGACTCTGCCCAACCAGTAGAGCCCAAGCCTAAACGTGCGACCAAGTCCAAGGCAGAGCTTGTTAAGCTCATCAATGAGGCATCGAGCCCTGAGATCCTCTCGGTCTTTTGGAAAGCTCTGAGCCCAGAGGAGCGTGAGCTGGTCAGGACTGAGGCCGCGCACAAGGGTCAAGAACTAAAGGGGGCTAAAAATGCGTGAGGCCAATCCATATCAGCTCGATGGGAATTGGTGGAACGACCGGCTGGGTAAGCTCACCGCATCGCGGATGTCTGCGGCTATGAACTTTCTGAAGTCTGGTAAGGAGTCCACCGAGCGCGAGAACCTACGCTTTGAGATTGTCGCGGAACGGATCACAAACACGTTTGCGGATAAGTACACCACCTTAGACATGGAGTGGGGCGTTGTGAATGAGGCTGCGGCAAAAGAAAAGTTTGAAAATGTCACCGGCCTGATAGTTACCGACACCCCGTTCATTGACCATCCGCGTATACCCTTTCTGGGCTGTTCGCCAGACGGGTTTGTGTCTGACGGCTCGCTCATAGAAGTCAAGTGTCCCAAGACTAAGACCCACATGAAATATATCGCCAACCAAGAAGTCCCTGCGGAATACAAACCTCAGATGACCTTACAGTCGGCGGTCACGGGTAAGCCGGTCTGGTTCGTGTCCTACGACCCGCGTATGGGTGAGGGCAAAGACCTGTTCATCAAGAAGTTTAGACCCACCCCGGAGGAGATCAAGGTTGTCGAGTCCGCAGCCGAGCAGTTCTTGGCTGAGTGTGAGGCGCTCTTTGATTTTTACAACAACAAAGCAGTTTACTTTGATAAGGATTAAAAATGTTACTAATTGGATTAGCTCGTATCGGTAAAGACCCAGCAGTTCGTTACACGGCTGACGGTAAGCCTGTCATGGACTTATCGCTGGCTATGGACTACGGCAAGAAAGGCGCGGACGGCAAGCGCCCTACACAATGGATCTCCGCGACCATGTGGGGTGACCGCGTGGAGAAGCTCCAGTCTCACCTAATCAAGGGCCAGAGCCTCTTTGTGACCCTGTCTGAACCTCACCTTGAGGAATACAAGCGCAAGGACGGAACCACGGGTACTTCGCTCAGAGCGCGGTTAAATGAGCTGGAGTTTGCCGGGGCTCCAAAGGATAAGTTGCGCGAGGAACCAAAAGAAAGTTTTGACTCCACCGGCCTAATTGATGACGTGCCTTTTTGAGGGGGACTCATGGAAGATATTTCGTCGATGATTATTAAGCTCGACCTGAACCTGTCGGAGCTAAAGCGCCTGACTAGAACCCCGGCGTTTGCCGATAACGAAAAAATTACGCAGATTATTTTGGATATGCGTTGGCAGTTATCGCAAGCCCTGACCTCGATAGGTAAGTCAGATGCCAGACCGGATTAAGTGCTGGGCGCTTAAAGACTCGCGGGGTCGCTACGTTCAGATAGAACATGGTGCGATGCCACAAGAAGCCTTTAAGAACTTGACATTTAGAACCCAGCGGGCGGCTAATGAGTGGCTGGCTAGGAATTTGTATTGGTACTACAAGGCCAAACCAGTTCAGGTCATAGTCAACATAAAGGAGGTAGGTGAACCATGACTTTTATCTCTCACTTAGTCGCTGCCGACATCTGGTTCTTTATTCTGTGGATGATTGCGATGATCGCAATGGTCTGTTTTGTTTGTTCACAAAAGGAAAAAAAAGATGAAAAGACTACTGATAGTTTTAGCCCTGACAGGGTGCGCCACCACAAACCCCGGGGGTTATAACGTACCGCCACCGGCTCAGAAGCTGGTCGTGGATAAAGAAGTCCACGCCATGACCCGCTTAGAGACCGCCAACGCCATTCAGGACTGTCAGGCGGCTAGGACTAGGGCCGTGGTGATCTACGGTCGCAGAGCAGTCGGTGGGGTGACTAGGGACGTGGTTATTGATGTAACGTGCGCCCCGCTGTACTAAAAAAAAACCCCCAAAAGGGGGTCGCAAGGCCCGTGAGGGCAAAGAGAAAGCGTCTTAACTGTAGCTCCGAGTCCCCTGCCGGTCAATAATTAACGCCTGACCGCGCGGGGGCGTTTCCGGGGTGTTTGGGACGCTGATATGCGTCCATGAGTCAAACTCTAGGATGATCTGGTCAAACGGCACAGAGGCCGCTATACAAGCCTCTACGACCTCCCGTGGCTTCATGCCGGGAACCCGTAGGTCTGCCGCGCACCCAAGCCGGTGCTGACTGGAGTCTTTGGAGCCCACCGCGTCATTGACTTGCTTGGATCGGTAGGCTGAGTTGATCATCACGGGCTTTCCCCCGACCGCAGCCTTGACCTTTTCTAGTAGCCCAGCCAGACGGATCAGGTTCTCTTTCTCCGCATTTGAGGGGATATTGAGCCAGCCGTTACGCTCGGCGGTCTCAGACCGCACCAGCTCCTCGTAGGAAAAATGCTCACTTAGTTGCATCTTTTGTCCTTTTCATGTCCATGACCTTTTCCAAGGTTCTGCCACCAAAGTAAAACGACATGACCAGCATCCCCCATTGACCTAAAAGGGATACAAAGTTGTCAGAGATGTCTAGCCCCATAGCGTCCATAACCGCAAGGGCTAGGTAGGCCGTCAGGATGTAGATCAAGGTCATGGGTCGGATGTTCTTGGATAGCCAAGAGTCCGATTTCATGTCCGCTTCAGCCCGCTTGGTTAGGTTGTCTTGCTCGTTCATGTCCGCTTGGATCTGGGCAAGCTCACCCTTTTGTTGCATCTCCATAAGCGCAATTTGAGCTTTTGCTTTGGCCTCTGGGTCGGGTAGAACCTTGTCTAGGATCTTGCTACCTACTTCTAAAAGCATACCGATTGGGATCATTTTTTCTCCTTCGCTAGGATGGTTGAGGCAATCTGCAACATGGTTTTTGCATGGTCTAGGTTGGCGGGCGGTGTAGCCCAGCCCACGGTAATCTGGCCTATGAACCGGCTATGGTCGGGGGGAACGCTCACCCTACACCCAAAGGTCATGCCCTTTTCGATGTACCAAAGACCCACCTCGGACTGCGCTGCCTTGTACTCCCCGCAAGGGATCTCGTTAGCCATAAGCGCGACAACGTCCTTATTGTTACCGGCGTTGCTCGTAAATAGGCCAACGTCTAGCCCTTCCATAGTTTTGTCACGGCCTTCCTTGGTATAGGCGCGATACAAGACCCGCGAGCCAATCAGGGGGTTGACCTTAAAAATTGCAACTACTTGGGCGTTGGTATGCTTGAATAAGTGGGTAGCCGCGTCATCGACCCGTCCCTCGGCTATCTGGGGTAGCT